CTTAATATTAGACGCACGAAGTGGACGCTCACGGAAGATATGATCAATCATATCATCTGGACCAGTATCGAGATAAAGTTGCGACAGAGGCAGGGCCGTAAACATTACAGGATTAAGGGCATCGCCCTCTGTTACACTTAGACATGCTGTACCAACAGCTAGATCAAGAAAGTTCTCATGGATTTCTTGCGAGAAGTTTGAGTTCTGGATAATCTCGAAGACGTAGTTGGTTACAATCTCTAAAGCCTTATCGACTTCAGAGCGTTGATCAGCAGGAATTTCAGATCCAGAAACCAATTCTGCCCAACGCGCAAAGTTTGGAACAAGGCCAGCTTGTAGGCGGGAAGCAAACTCTTGAACACCAACCACCGCTGTTTCATCAAAGATCTTATCAGTTCGAATCTGTCCTTGAGCTTCAGCATAAAAACTTTCACGTTGTGGTAAAGCGTATTCATAACATTCCTCAAACTTTGAAGCCCACATATCTTTAATTCGCTTGGCGCGATTAAACTTGGCGACAAGATTCGCACCCTCGTTAGGTGTAATTTGAGGAAGTTGTTCAACTTCGATCATCTGTTAGTCCAACATTCCGCGACCAAAGCCGCCACCACCACGAGAGCCAGAGATAAGAGAACGCATACCATAGGTTCCAGAGCTTTTAGAAACAGCATCTTGAAGACGCTTTTCTTTATCCTGTGCCTTAATAGCAGCAGCATCAGCTTTTGCAGCAGCCTGTTGCTCAGCAATTGCAGGATCTGGCTCAGGAACAGGAGGTGGTTTAGGGGCTGAAAAACACATGAGACACTCCATTTTCTATCCGAGCCATACACGCCTAAGCGCAAGTTTACAATGGACCGAACCTAACTTTGTTCTGTCTTTGTTGCAAAGGCTTGCGGTTAAACACATCAAACTCACCCTTTGCCTGTACTGTTCTACGATTCTGACCAGCCATTGTGAGGCTTCTGCCTTCGCCACCGCCAATAAGGCAGTATTGAAGTGCGTCATGAACGTGAGAAAACTTGTTCTTTTCGGGCTTTGAGTCGTGACGTACAGAGCCACTGACTTGCATACGCCTATAGTGGTAGCCACCTTTGAACCCACGCAGTAGATTAACGCATCTGCTATCAACCAAAAAGGCCGCTTGCCCATCAATCATACGGTTTAGAGAGGTCGTGACGGCTTCAATGCGTAGCGCAGGATCATTATTGCCAGCAGGAAACGCCTTGATACCCGCTGAACGAAGGATCTGAAATGGTGTACGCTCATCTGTTTGCGCCCTGTAATCACCAGCAGGATCTCCATATACCATGAACTGTGATTGCGGGAATCTCTGTGCGGCTTCAATGCGGAACACTTCTGCAAAGCGCACAATACCCATATCTTCAGCTACTAATTCGTGGAGTATGACCCACTTACCCCGAACATGTTGAGCAAATACAGCAGCAGGAGTGAGACCAAAGTCCATGCCGACAATAATTGGGACATGTGGAACAGGGAGAATGGGGTCTTTCGACACATGCACATCTTCAGAAAACATTGAATAAACTGGCTTACCATCAGACAGTGTTCCAATCTTGTTCATCACATACACGTCGATCCAAGACTTTGTTTTGCCCTCGATGATGCGAGAATAATAGTCTGGTGTTAGGTTTGCGCGGTTCTCTGCCTTGTCATTTAGATGGTATCCAGTCAGATTACCCTCAGAATCGCGCTCTTCTACCATACCAGATGGCTGATTGAAGAACTTCCAAGTGTCTGGTTTAACCAGCATCAGGGCTTCATCGCGGCTAATATGATCTGGGATTGGACTTTCACCAGCCATAATGGGCCACCAATGATCTTCATCTGGGGCGTTCGTATCTGCAATTACGCCATACCAAGTAGGGCCACCGTCCTTCATCGACGGAAAACGACCAACACGCATGGTACAAGCATCAATGATTGACTTCGGCAACTCTCTTGCTTCGTTAACCCAGATGCCTGTCAACTCAAGAGATAGAAGTTTCTTCACATCATCCGCTCTATCAAGAGCAAGGAAGATGACTTCTAACTCAATATCTCCACGCTTCATACGATGGGTATAGGGTGGTGGATGCCATGTCATCTTGCCCCATACATCCTCAGAGAACCAATCAAGCCATGTCTTAATGGTTGTAGTACGCAACTGAGGGTAACTATTACGCACGATAGCCCAGCGAGAACGCCTGATACCATCATCAGAAGGCTCTTGCTGCAAGGCTCGACGAAAGATTTCAATGGCACAACCCACTGATTTGCCAGATCCAACGGGTCCACGTATACCTCTAAAGAAGGAATCATCCTTCATAAAGGCTTTGAGTTGGTCACCCGCTGGCTTGTAATTAAGGTTCAATGAACCATTCCTGAGTTAACGGCTTGGCGAAGCATCTTGTCAACGACCTCTGCACCCATTGCATCAATGAACTTATCCACTTCTACCGTGGTTAGGAAGTCTTGAGGGTAGAACTTTAGGTGAGTTTGCCTGACAATCTGTCGAAGACGATCACGATCTTTGGCAGAGATGGTACTACTAAACGATCCATCGTTCATCTGTGGATACCTATTTGACTATCAATGTGAGCAGGAGTATAAACAAGACTCTCCTGTGTGTGGTGAAACTAGGCCGTGGGTTGAGCTTGCTCCCCACGGTTCTTTTTTATTTCATCTTTGGCTTTGTCTTCTTTGCCGCCATCTTCTTTGCCATGTCCATCTTGGCTGGCTTCATAGCTGGCTTCATCTCTTTACCATATCCCATAGGCTTTTTCATGTTACTTTCCTTTCGCAGCTAACTCTTGGAATTTTTTCTTACCATATTTCTTGCGACCAATATAGGCAGCAAGAGCCTTCGGGTCTTTTGCACCCTGTTTCTCCAGCTTGTCAATAAGCTGCTTGTATCTTTCACCAGATCCCAATGGAGGCTTTGCCATTACTTCTTCACCTTCTTCATGGCTTGATACCTAGCCAGCAATCGCTTGCCATGTGAAACAGCACTGGCCTTGTCACCACTATGACCCCAAGCCTCAAGGCTCAACTTCAATCTAGTCTTATCACCATTAGGTTTTTTCAAGGGGCCATCAGAGGAACCCATACGAACCAAGAAGCTACCCTTGCGCCTAGTCTCATCAGGCCCACTAGGTGCTCCTTTCACAGGAGCCTTCAGGTTCATACCTTCTTTCTTGGCAGATGCACGACCAGCAGCGTTCAAGCCACCAGCAGGATTTTTACCAGCTTTCCTTTGCCATAACGGTGTTGCCATTACTTCTTCCTCCAAGCACGATTAGCAGCCTTGGCAAGCACCCTTAGATTGGCCCTGCCATTTCCACCACCTTGCCTCAAAGGCTTCTTATGGTCAACATCATTACCATCACCCTTCTTGACAAGCCCTTCCTTTGCCAACTTCTTCCTAGCAGCATTGTTCATGGCACGCTTCTTCTTCATCTCAGCAGAAGCATTATACCCATTATCCATCTTCTTAATCTGTGATGGAGTTCTATGAGAACCCTTATCCCTTACTTCACCATTTGCTGCCATGTTACATACCTTACGTATCTTACGTATCTTACGGACCTTTTGAGTGGGAGAAAATATTGAGTACCTTGAGAGGTAAACTTATTTGTCGAGGTGCTCGCACTACGTCATCCTCCCCTAGTTTTGAACCCCCCTTGTCGACCAGACACACACCACACACCTACTCACGACAGGTCTATACTCACACGTAACTCACCATCAACACGGTGATCTATCCGCTGAGCCGCTCTCATTCCTGCACGATCAAGCAGATCACGTGATGCTTCTAGCTGGACATACTCGCTCTTAGCACCGCTCGACAATCTAGTTATAGTCTTCAGCGCACTTGGTAACGCAGCTCCTATAGCCATAACCGTTCTCCGATGAACCTCTTGAATAATCAGAGGATTCTTCAGCAGTCTATTCGCTTCAACATGGCATCCAGACTCACTGTAACCCGCATCCTTTGCAGCCTGTGTTCCTTGCCCACCATTCGCTACATACGCATCGACAAAGGCATCCTGCTTTAGCGTCAGATCACCACTGGGTGTAGACACGTTAGCCACTACACGACCCATGTGTTATTCCTTTTCTCTCATGCATCAGTGTATAGAGTGGACCATCCAGATCGTC